CTTGGAAATGCACTAAGCATATATAAATTGCGCTAGTAAAGGAAAATTCCACCGCCCGGCCTGGGCGATTTAAAACCTTATAGCATTATATATACCATAATTAAACCGCCCAGAGGCGTTTTAAAACTCTCTAACAAACAAGAGAGAGACCCTGCGCTGGGTCTTTTGAGCACCTGCATTAAGCGGGTGCAGGCGTAGCATTAGGAGATCCAGGACCAATAGAATACATCACTGGAACCCCTATGAAAAACGACAGACTAAAATCTTCTGCCGCGGCAACATAGTTAAACAACACTCCCCTTTGACCGGAAGTATAAACTGTGTGCACGCTAGGCAACTCATCGTTAATTGCTCGTGTCGCCAACGTTCTAATGCGTCTAGCATTGAAAAAACGCCTATTCGTGTAAAACGGCAACTCGACTTCTCCGTCAGGATTCACATCGACTGGAGTTGCCGAACCGCCATTAAACAACGAAGGATAAGTGTTCAGCACACTACGCCGCAAACTAGTGCCAGAACGCAATATGTTGGCCCCAATGGTCAATGAATAAGGACTATAGGACACGGTACTAACCAAACTGTCCGATAACCCATCAGACCTCTCCACTATCATGGGCACATCGAAATTGGAATAGGTACCAGTTGCTCCCATGTTCTCAAGGGGCACTCGGTTCATCCAATGTTTCCACCTAATACCACCGCGATATGCGACGAATGCAGGAGTGAAATAATTAAGCATTGTCATATGCGCGTAGGCAAAAGGACCTGCCACGCTATTATCTGGCCCGTCCGGGTTGTACCCATAATAATATGGAAAATCGGGCAAAGTGTACTGACAAGTCGCTTGAGCATCATTGCTGGAAGTAAAAACACAATTGTGAAAACAATATCGCTTCAACAATTCTCTAATGCTCGTGATTTGCTCGCCGAAAAACACGTCCATGGTATGGTCCGTGGGATCACCCTCTTTACCAACCTCGGTCGTGACATCAGTAGAAACGGGGGCGCTCAATTGGACCTCCGCAGTATTCTCGTCCGACTCAGGAATTACTTCCAATGCTTCCGCAACAACAGGCTGCGCCGAAGGGAAATAAGAAATATTGCTCAACGCTGCATCAGTAGGCTCACCAAATCTGGCGTCATCACACATCTTAACGAAAACATTGACTTCCACACTAGCATCAATCGAAGGATCGGGGCTCGGTGTTGTCAGGTCATTGACGACAAACACAGATATGGTACCGTTCCCAAACACTTCCCGCAACACGGCCGGTGCTCCGGACCCTGTGGCAAATGATGGTACTGGTAAACCATCTAGCAACTGCATAGGATTGCGTACAGGCAAGAAAGAATACTCTCTGCCCCATCCCACCTTAAAAGTGAAGTCACGCATATCCGCAATATCCACAATACGAGTGTACATGGTGTTGTAGTCTGAAGAGGAACTACCACCTGTGAGTGAATGCGGATCCCACACTATGCGTAGGCGACCACGATGAAAATTAGAAGATGCTATCTGGAACCGAAATTCCATGGAGCCTCCCCAATACTTAAAGGGCAATGCGATCATGCCACAAGGCATGTTGTGATACTCTGTGGCGGCACCACTACCAAACGTACGATATACCGTAGGCATGACTTGCGTTTGAAACAGCTTGCTACCAGGACCAGAGTTTGGATACCCTGTGGTCGACCACACAAATGTGGTATAATACGACTCACGTTTGGCAATGTCAACCAAACCCATCTCGTCCGCAGAGCTAACGCCAACCACGGAGGGATCGATCGTTACTTCCTGTTTGACATCCAAAGACAACTTTTGTACGGCATCAGGAGTATTGACATTAGCCAAACCACCCACATACTGTGGCACATAAGTCCGAATAGGATCGATAATGGGTGGTCTGGAAAACCCAAACAACTTACCCACATCTCCTACGGCACGAGCACCAATTTGTGTGGCCTTAGCAAACCTGCCTATAAAGGGCACGTTGGTCAGCTTTCCAGACACCCTTGCAATTGCAGAAGCAACTGCGCTCACAGGAGTGTCGCCATACTCGTCGGACTCAGGATTCACCTCCAAACACTGTGGCACAATCGTCACAGGATTGGAGGCAGTCGGGACAGAGAGCTCCACGTTCTCTGCCCAAGCAAAGACAGACAAAGTGAGCTCTTGCCCAACAACACCAGGTGCAGCATTCACATTCTTCAACGGGTTCAATTGACGAACATCAATGGTACCCATCTCAGCCCACTGTGCCTCAGGCACCCTGAGGGTGTTCTGATAATGCACAAAGGGAATGCACAATGTGCCCCCTTGGCATTCAGTAGGATTAATATAAATATGTGGTCGCTGACTAGCGCCCACTGCATCTGCTGTAATAGCCAACCCTCTGTTGATGGTCACTTGATCGTAATAAGGCAAAGGATTGTAGGACGCCAAAAGGCGCCCATAATAAAACCCATTGCCATTGATCACGAATTTTACACATAACCTGCTCCGCAAAAGATTGAAATTGGCCAACCTGTTAACGTTTCTACTATCGTTATAAAACAGTGACCAAGGATTGAAGGATTGAGAGAACGCCACTCCGGGCGCCCAAGGAAATTCTCCGATTAAAATGGGCCTCTCCAAGAAAGACCCTAAAGTCGCATCAGAACTGTCAGCACACCCCCTAGTGGGATCATCAGTGCCTTCCACAGTATAATCGAACGCAGGATTAGCGTCCATAAACTGCACGTTCTGGCTGGCCACATTCGGCGCACTACGACTCGTGGAAAAAGTTTCACTGGATTCTGGTTCCACTACCAAAACTCCAGGCGAGCCTGCTACATCGGTAAGGGTGCGCTCGCTTGCACCATTCCCGAGCGGGTATACCCCCGCAAAGTCCGCGGAATCTTGTCCGGGGCATAGACCAAAATTGTATTCATGCATGGTCCCTAGCACTGTAATAAAACACTTGTCAGCAAATACACTTAGCTCCCGCTATTCTCTGTCGTAAGGAGCTTCTTGGATTGCTAATCCTAATATAACATACACTAATGTACACAACGACACCAGTTTTAGGCCCTGGAGGCCGTGCTAATTACAACTCGAGTAATTCGAGCTCGGAAAGTGTCAGCTCACCTTCTATCCGATTAATATCTGAACCGTACCGTTCTCTAACGGCGTCCTCCCATGAGGGCACACCGTTCCTAAACCTAGAAACGATACCGGTCCTGAAAGTGATGCCTCCCTTCTTACCCTTAGTCTCTATGACGAAGGATTGAACGAAGGCCCACAATGACTGGGCTTGAATGTCATAAACACTCCGCCCGTGTTGCACTAACTCGTGCAAGGCCGACTTCACCAAACCCGTATAATAATCACTGATGTCAACCTTCTTAAAATCACCCCAAACAAAGGGCTTATAAATGGAGTCTAACGCCAATGGAGCAAGGCACAGCACGACCTGGTCGTCACTAGGCCTGATGTACAGATTATACTTGCGCTTCAAGAACGCAAAATCCTTAGCGTACTTGGTGACCGAATCACCCTTGTCCGAACCAGTGATCACATAGCCCAGTTGCTTGCCATAATATATGGTGGCTGGTTGGTCTACTAGTGAACCATTGTCCACGCGCACCACAACATCGTCACCATAAGTGACAATGCGTCGTAAGTCAAACTCCATGTCTGACACGGTCATCGAAGAATAATCACGAGGGTAATCCGTCATGTACTTGTCATGTAACGCATCAAATCTGATCATGGCATGTATTTGGCAATTAATCAACATGTTAGCAACACAGTTAATGATTGTAGTCAACGGATTACCAGAAGTATTTACTCCGGCCAACTGCACTATTGTACCCAACATCACCACACGCGGATTGCACAAATCATATGCTACGGAGCTCATCACTCTCCTATCTTCATCAGTGTAATCCAACAAATTGGTCAAGTTTATGAGAATATCCATAACTGCGGCCAAAAGCGAACCCGAAAGGCTCAAGTCAAAGCCACTATAGTCGGTGGCGATAAACCTGCTGTCTCGCACGTCTTGGCCATACAAGGGCCTGTCAACATCGCCGTTGACCAGGCTCTTCATCATCTCTAGATAGTTCATTGTGGGGTCGAGCCCCACCGAATGTCCACAAGATAATGGATCATAGCCAAGCAACACGAGCACAGGCTGGAAATACATCCTGATGACAATGATGTGCGCCACATCTATTTTACAAATATGTCGACTAGGCTTGGTGTGTCCATCAGACTTAATAGGTAAAACTTCGTCCTTAGGACATATGAAGTTCAATATCAGACCTACATCACCAGCCTTACGCCTATCTATAATATCGTAAACACTGTCTCGTATCTCCATAGATACCTCATCATAATCATGGAAGCATATAAAATGCTTATCATGCTCGGGTGCATAAACCTTACTCATGTAATCCGATTTGACTCCAGGAAAACTCACACCTATCGATGTGGACATGGGCATTCTATTGCCCATGTTAAACCTAGCGTCGGTAACTTCGCTGGCAATGCCATCCAACGCACCCTGCATGTTCAATGGCTTCATGCGTCCGAACCCAGGATGGTCCAAGACAATCTTGGAACACGCAGAATATAACGCGAGTCCAACCTTCTGCTTGGCCAAACCCTCCAGGTGAGAATCACCTGGTCTGGGTATTAAACTCTTGTCAACGAAGGCTCCAATTGTAGCATGCATCTTATGGTGCTTCGATGGAATCCCAAAACCACTCAATAGCCTCGGAACATCCGGTATGTAATCCATAAGCATATCTACATACGGAGATACACTAATGCTGGTCTTAGCTTTAACATTCACAGCCAAGCCATCCTTCTTCTTGAGCGTGCCGACGAACGAATAATAACCGTCCCAAAGCGCAGGTGACAAAGCACCAGGATCGACCACACTCACATCAGGATCTATAACCAAACCAGTCTTGGTGTATTCGTCCAAATACGGTGCGCACACACGCATGTCATCCAGCCCGTACGAAGGCACTGCGCCAGACTTACCGCTAATAAGTCTAGCCCTCATAGAAATGAGAAGCTTCGCTGGCAACGGGCTAGCAGTAATACAATGTTTTTCCCGGTACGAACCGGTGTGCATTGCGACAACAGCACCACCCGACATTATGACCGATCCACACAATCCATTGTCGCCCTCTCCAGTAATCCACAGAGCCACTGGACTAGGCAATAAAGACGCGGCGGGAGTTCCCGCCGTGTAAGTGAATGACTTGATGCCGACGTAATCTGCACCTTGCATGTCTATACTCACGATGCGTTTGTCTAGATCGCAAGTGGGTACCAATCTCACAAGATTGGTGCCCGCCTCCAATTCGACATCGACTAAATGCTCATGCATGACAGGCATGTCGCCCAAAATACTTCTGGGCAATTCAAACATGCACAAATCGATATCATGCTGCACGCCCTGATGATTGTGCCGGGGAGCGAACACAATATCCTTCTTAGATAACACGTACTCCTTAGCTTTCCGCGGATAGTCGTGCACCGTAATGCAAAAATGCGAATATTCCCTAGCAAACGCGTGGGCCACAGTTACCATATAGGTCCCAGTGGCAGATTTCGAATAACCTATCACGTACATATCGCTCTTATATTCTGATCTCTCAAGGTTCTCAAGTTGCGCCCCGGTACAAGGCACTATAGTCATGCGGTACATGGAGCGTGCTATCTTCTTACGCGCATCCTCAGGCGTCTGTGTGGCAATTGGATTAGCCAAAGATTTCTTACGCATAGTAGCATAAGTACCCTGGAACACACGGTGGCGCGGTGCAGCGTCGACCTTATAGTCGACATCTACATCGGGCACCCCATCAACATTGACAGTGGACTGTGCCGAGGAAACGGGATTTGCGCCAAGTCTTTCATCCAATCCGCAACTAACTATGTTGCGGAAGTTCAAAAACCACTTAGCGGCCTTGACCAACGTACCCAGGGCGACGCCCGTAAGGATACCCTTACATAGCACTCGCCTGAGTCTAGCTTGACGCTCCTTCTTGGCTAGCTCCCATAGGGTCCATGTGGCACCATCGCGCAACGCTTGGCAGAGCTTGGCGTATGCTACAGACGGAGAATCGCGCATTTCGCCTATACAATTGGCGCCATACATCACCGTGAGGAAAACCTCTCTAAGGTCAAGTCCCATGCTCTCTATGAGCCATTTAAAAATCGGCACGGAGCCAGTGGCCATACTGTAACCAAGACACAAGACTGACATCTTGTAGGTCAACACCATTGCATCCACACGATCCTTACAGTAAGCAAAGAACCCGAGACGATTGTGACGGTCTGGAGTCCAACTAGGTGGCCTCCAGTAAGACATGTTCAACAGTAGCCACCAAACAGACGTGAACGGGCTAAATGTTATAAGCGTCAATTGCGTGAACCAATTGCCACCGCAACACATGTTCAACATCTTACTAAGATACCATTCGCCGCGACATACCTCAATCACAGCATTGGATGCCTTCCCTTTCTGTTGAAAGAAAACCTCCGGATCAACTGTGGGTGTAGCAACTGCTTCAATTTCTTGAGCAACCGCATGACCTGGAAACAATAATGCAATCGCGGCATTGTCCATTCTCTTAATGGCCTCGCCAGCATTGGTTTCTGCATTAACCTGTTGTCTAAACAGTTCTCTAAACATGTCAAAAGTCATGTTGTCCGACGACACTTGACGTCCTTGATACTCAAAAGTAACATGTTCCCATAAAGAATTCTCAATGCCACTCGACGACGGATTGCTATGCTTGATCTCTCGAGCCTTCTGAAGATTAAACTGCCTGTACGATAGCTTCCACGGATTGATTTCATAGATGCTATTTCCTGCGGCGGCCACCTTGCTCACGTCAAGCTTTCCATCGGTCATGAACTGGGGCTTAAGTTCTGCAAAAACCTTCGCAAATCTCCTTGCTACCGCATGCAAATTGTTCATGCCAGCCATATTACCATTCTGATTCTCAACATTAGAAGTGGATATCACAGCATCGCAATGAGGCTGCACCGTTCCCTTCATATCCGCCTGAGCAAGCTCTGGCTTGAATCCGTGATTGTTGATGAGCTGTATAAGAAACTCAGCCCAACGCGCGGCGACACAGTCCGCCTTCTCGCCCTGACGGGCCACGGCATTGAGATCATCAAAAATAATCACCTTAGTGTCATTCGTCAACCCGTTGAAATACTTGGACAACGGGGCATCACACACCTCATGGGGTTGATAAGGACCAGCATTAGGACCAGTGCGCTTCACCGACGCTATGATGTGCATCATAACATTGATGATCTCTGACTTCCCTATGGCGGGTTCGCCTATAATGTTGATAGATATGGGTACCTGTACACGCTTAGAATCTATGGCGTGTTTACTAACGGTATTCCTGAGTTTGATCACCAGATCAAGCTCCTTCAACAATGCTTGCGCAACGGTAAACTTGTCTCCACGCATCTTCAAATGCAAAGTCGTCAAACGCGCAGCCATGCCCTGTAGATCTATAACCAAATGGTCTCTAATATCCCTCGTAAGGACCTTCAGATTCTCATTCGCCCTATCTCTCAGCAAGACCGACTCTCTCAGCACTTGATTGACTTCATCTGGAAAGGTCCAGTTAACCAAGTGTTCAACGGCCCGCGATACACAATGTGCGAGCATGGAGACCACACCCTCTGTGGTCACAGCAGCAGCGCTCATGGAACTAAGTCTTGCCTTGTCAAGCACGTGACCTATATTCTTAAAGTACACTGCTTTGGACTGCATGAGTGACGGAGCTATAAGTGCAGCTGAACAAAATTTCACGATAGACTCAACTATTTTAGTCAAGTTATCAGTGATATACTTCACTGCATCCTTACCCAATGCTTCTCCAAAATCCTCTAGAGATTCGGGTCGAACCGAATTGCCGAGCATCACGCCCCATATGTCCTTCACAATCCAGGAATACACAGTTGAATCAAGGCCCAACGCCATAAGAACACCATGTATACCCACAAGAAGGTGTCTGTACCTTCTATCTGTGGTGGAAACCAATCCATACACCTGAGTGGCCACATTCACAAAAGTGCGACCAATCTTATCCATCTGCACATTGGCCAATGGATTAGTAACGTTCGGGGGTGTAGTGTACTCCCGAATAAAGTCAATCTCGTCATCGAAACGAGTTTTCCGGAAGAATCTCCCATTCCAGTCCGCTGGTTGGAAGAAACTTGGGTCTATAAGACCTTGGGGTTGAAACCCATGGGCACACTCGTACCCATCCTCATTGTTGATGTCGCTATCGTCCATCAACTTGTGGCGACCAGGAAGAGGATCTACCTCTGGCCTGACCTCATAGCTCAATAGCTTGAGCTGTTGTTCTAACGCACCTTGCGCGCGTGAACTATTGTTGTGGTTGTTTGAAAATATCCTGATTTGCCCTTTAGAAACTTTCATAGCGTAACTCGTCAGTTTTGTACTAGGAGGGATCTCGACTAGCACGGGGGGGGGGGGTTAGCGTATCTGGAAACGCTTGTGGAAATCTCGGATCCAAACTGTCGTTGGACGTCGACTGATCTTCGCCCCTCCAAAATCAAGAAATGTAGGTGTAACCTTGGACCGCCGGCCATTCTTAAACAACCACGAAAAAGAATGCCATGTGCCTGATAGCATCCGACTGCCGCAGCAGTGTTCCGGTTATGATCCCGGTTCGGCGTTGCAACTATCAAGCTGAGTGGACAGGGGAGGCAGCCAGCGGGTCACTCCGTAGAGTGGCTTCGCCGGGCCCGTAAACTATATCCACTTCGGAAGGAGGATAAACAACTTCCGCACGAGTGATCTGTATTCTCACCTGCAAAATTGAATTAAGGGGGGGAGGAAGTTCGTCAAAATCTAAACAATTCTTCTCTTAATTACCATCTCCATTCTATAATACACTATGTTACAAGTCGCTTAAAACTTACACTAAAAATACAAATCAATGTGTGGGGGCCATAGGCCCCCATGTGGGGACCAAAAGGTCCCCGAAAACCACCAAAGCCTGCCGTTGGATATACTGCCAACTCAGTCTTCGCTCTTGAGGACACAAGAACGGACTACCATAAAATGGTAGTGTGGACCAGTCACCGCTAATGAAGCGGTGTGACGATCTGTCCAAATCGCCATCAGAACCTGCGTGCGCATTTCGCGC